GACGAAACTTTAGTCAATGTAGCTAGTGGAATGAAAGCTGTTAAACCAGCAGAAGTTAAACAACTACTAAGATCAAATGTTAGACTTAACGAGCAAGGTTCTGTTGAAGTTATCAACGAAGATGGAACTCCAAGATATTCAGATAAAGGCGAACCTATGTCAGTAAATGATTTAGTAAGCGAATATTTAAAAAACAATCCACATCATGTGATGGCTACTCAAAGTGGAGTAGGTTCACAAAGTAAGATTGGTGGTTCTGCACCCAAACCAATAAGAATGGGTGATCTTGATTTAAGTAATCCAAATGACAGAAAATTATATTCTGAAATGAGGAAACAACGAGATCAAGGTTTATTTAAAATGAAACTAACAACTAAACAAAACTAAAAACTATGGCAAACGAAACAACTTCAAGCACGCTAGACGAACTGTTTGAAAATATTACACAAGAAGCAATCTTTACATTTGAAGAAACATCTGTAATGAGACCTCTTGTTACGACTTATCCAATAACTGGATCAGGAAAAACTATATCAGTACCAGTATATCCTACTGTATCAGCAAACGCTGTTAACGAAGCTACTGATTTAACTAACACAGCAATTAATCCAACTGAAGCTACTATTACAGCATCGGAAGTTGGCGTGATGACTACATTAACAGATCTTGGCAGAGATTCAGCGTCAAGAAATGTTGGTGCTGACATTGGTCAATTATTTGGAAATGCAATCGCTAAAAAAGTTGATACTGATTTAGCGGCATTGTTTGTAAACTTTACAACAAACGAAGTAGGTGCTGCGGCAGTAGAATTAGATGCAGATCTAATTTTCAAAGCTGTTGCTAAACTAAGAATGTTAAATGTACCTGCTCCTTACTATGGTGTATTTCACCCTAGAGCAGTTTACAATTTAAAGAAAAGTTTAACTCAAGCTGGTTATAATACAAATGCAAATGCAATATCAGATATTGGAAATGAAATTTTAAGAAATAATTTCATTGGTACAGTAGCTGGTGTTCAAATATTTGAAAATGCAAATATTGTTCCAGATGCTTCTGATGATGCTTATGGTGCAGTATTTCACCCAGCTTCATTAGGACTTGCACTTAAAGAAGATTTTAAAGTAGAAACTCAAAGAGATGCCTCTTTAAGAGCTACTGAAATCGTTGCTTCTATCACTTATGGTAAAGGTGCGATTAAACAATCTTATGGTTGTGCAGTTATAACTGATACTACTGTTTAATTAAGACAATCGGTGGGGTGTAAAAGCCCCACCATTTAATTATGAAACAGATAGATAATCCTAAAACAATTCTACATTTTAAGAATAAGGATTATGTCTATCGTTATGTGCTAGTAGATAGATTTAAACATACATCAACTACACATTTTGGATTTGATAAAGACCTAGAGAGAACTGAAGCAGAAATATTTGCATCTATTTCTCCTAGAACATTAAGAAGAAAATATATTATAAAGGAACAACATGGCTAATTTTTCAGTAGATGCAGATTTAACATTTTACCAACCAGATATTTTAACTTTTGGAATAGCAAGTTTCACATCACCAAATGATTATCACGCACAAGCTAGAGCAGATATTGAGAGAGAATTAAGAATTAAATGGTTTCCAGTTTATTCAAAAGAAGTTTATAGAGATATAGCAATTCTAAACACAACAGAAATGGACGCAACACTATTAACTGATGCACAATTTAAAAGAGCAAGTGTTTATAGAGTGATAGGTTTTTATGCGTGTCCACAACTTACTAAATTTAATTCAAATGATAACCCAGACAGATTCCAAGTTATGATGAAACATTACCAACAAATGTATTCTGATGAATTTGAATCTATTTTAAGAGATGGTGTTGAATATGATGCTGATGATTCTAATACAGTCGCAGATGCAGAAAAAGCACCTTATCATAGACTTAAACTAATTAGATGAAATTAAATATTGAAAGTAATGTATTACAAGTTGTTGAAGGTTTTGAAAAACAAATTAGAGAACAACCTTTAATAGTTCAAAAGTCATTAGGAAGAACTGCTGAATTTTTAATGTTTATAATTAAAAGAAGAACAGCAAGAGGAAAAGATTATCAAGGAAATGATTTTGTTAAATACACTCCTGAATATAGAAAAATAAGAGAAGCAAAACAATTACCAACTAAACCAGATTTATTCTTTTCAGGTAAGATGTTGTCTAATATGACACAAAAATCTTCACCCACACAAGCACAAGTTTATTTTACAGCAATAAGAGAAGGATTAAAAGCTATGGGTAATCAAAGAAAAAGAAAATTTTTTGCAATAGGTGATGCTGAAGCACCATTACTTAAAAATAAATTTATGGAAGAATATACTAAATTAAGCAGAATATGAGCAAACGAGAAAATATAGCCAGTAATATAATTACTACAATTTCTACTGGTACATCACCCATTACAATTAAAAAAATTACTAGAGAACCTTTTAATGTAGATGAATTATCTGAACAACAATATCCAGCTTGTTTTATTCAAACTGGTAATGAAACTAGATCAGATCAAACAATGACATCAAGCACAATAACAAGACAAGCTACTGTTGATTATGTAATCATTGGATTTGTTAAAGGTACACCAACAAATATTGACACAAAAAGAAATGAATTAATTTCTACGATTGAAACTAGACTGGATTCTGATAGAACACGAGGTGGGTATGCAAAACAAACTCAAATAGTAGAAGTATCTACTGATGAAGGAGTTTTGTTTCCAATAGGTGGAATCAGAATGGTGGTGCGAGTTATGTATCAATACACTTCTGGCACACCTTAATATAAACAAACAAGGAGAACAAAATGGCAACTCATACTGGCTCAGAAGGAACAATTAAAATTGGTTCTACTGTTTTAGGTGAATTAAGAAGCTATACACTAGAACAAACATCAGACACTATTGAAGATACTTCAATGGGTGATGCTGTAAGAACTTACAAAGTAGGTTTAAAAGGTAGTTCAGGTTCAGCAAGTGTATTTTTTGACGAAGCTGATGCTGGACAATTATTATGCACAGTTGGTTCATCAATCACTTTAAATTTATTTCCAGAAGGAAATCAAAGTGGAGATAAGTTTTACGCAGTTGATGCGATAGTAACTGGATATAATGTAAGTGCATCTTTTGATGGAATGGTTGAAGCAGAAATTACTTTCCAAGGTACTGGTGCAGTAACAATCGGAACAGCAAATTAATTAATTAATTAGAAAAGGAAGATATATGGCAGTAATAGATAGAGTGAAGGCACAGTTTGAATCTTTAGGGATTAAAAAGATTGAGGTGGCTGAATGGGGCGAGGAAGGCAAACCTTTAATAATATATTGTTCACCATTTACTTTAGGTGAAAAAAGAAACTTATTTAAAGGTGCTAAGAATGATGATCTAGGAGTATTAGTAGATGCAATCGTTTTAAAAGCAAAAGACTCTGAAGGAAATAAAATATTTAAGCTAGATGATAAGCTAACATTATTGAATAATGCTGATGCAAATGTTATAGCTAGAGTAGCAACAGAAATGTTAGCTGGTGTTTCTTACGAAGATACCGAAAAAAAGTAAGATTTGACAAAGAGCTTTATACCATACTTGCTCTTGGTCACGAATTAAAAAAAAGTATGGAAGAAATGCTTTCTCTAACTGAGGAAGAATTTTATTATTGGATAGCGTATTTTAAAGTGAAGGCAGAAAAAGATAAACAGAACTATGGCAGATCAGCAAGTAAAAATAACAATCTCCGCAATAGATAATGCCACAAAAGCACTTAATGATATTAAGAATAATTTAAAAGGCGTAAGCAAAGAAACTGATAATACACAACAAAGTTTTTTAACACTTAAAAACGCAGTAATAGGATTTGCTACTGTTGGTCTAGTATCGCTAGGAAAACAAATCATAGATGTCACAAAAACATTTCAAGAACTAAGAGGGAACATTATAAGTGCTGTTGGTTCTATTGAAAAGGGAACACAAACATTTAATGATTTATCTGAATTTGCTAAAACAACTCAATTTAGCGTACTTCAATTAGGCAGATCGTTTCTTACATTAAGTCAAAATGGCGTAGCACCCACTGATAGACTTTTAAAAATATTTACACAAACTGCTGGTAATGCAACTAACAAAGTAGATGCTTTAAATGATTTAACTAGATTATTTGCACGAGGAGCTCAAGGTGGTTTTAATATACAATCATTAAATCAATTAGTAGCTAATGGTATTCCAGCATTTCAAATACTAAGAGAGGAATTAGGATTAGACGAAAAAGCATTAATGAGATTATCTAATACTGCTGAGGGTTCACAATTAATATTAGACAACTTATTAATAGGGTTAGAAAAAAGAGCAAATAACTCAGTAAAACCTATTTTTGATTTAAATGTTTCTTTTAAAAATTTTTTTGAAACAATAGAAGCTGGTTTATTTCAAATAGGAGATCAAAAAGAATTAGCTGGTTTTGTAGATCAATTAACAGAATTATTAAGAGCATTACAACCAATTATAGATGTTATAACTTTATTTGTTGGAAAAATATTACAAGGTTTAATTTATGCCTTACAAATTGTTAATCCACTAATAAGTTTATTTTCTGAAATATTATCTGATTTATTTATACCTATAAAAGCAGTTGCTGATAATATGAAAAAATATTTAAACAAAGCATTTGATGAAATGGCTAAAGGTTTAGATTTTATTAGAAGAAAATATAAAGAATTTAAAGAGTTTGTATTTGGCAAACCAATTCAATTAGAAGTAGTCCCACCAAAAACAAAAGCTGTTGTAGAAGAAACAACAAAAGTACCAGCAGAATTGTCAGCTACACAAAAAACAGTTCAAGCATTACAAGTTGCCGCATTTGATTTAAAAGCACAATTTAAAGATATATATTCTGTAATTGCACAAGGAATGGTTAGTGGAATTAAAGATGTTTCTAAAGCATTAGCTGAATCAATAGTTCTTGGTAAATCTTTACAAGCATCATTTGCAGATATAGCTAGAAATTTATTAATTAAAATTATTGCTGGTTTAATAGAAGAACAATTAGCTAAACTTGCTTTATTAGCTTTAGATGAAATTGCAGTTTTATTAGGATTAAAAAGATTAGCTATTGAAAAAGAAATTACTAAAGAGAAAAGAAAACAAATTGGTGATGGAGTAACTGATGCCAACCCAGAAGAAATGGCTAGAAAACAATTAACAAATATCATTGATGAATTATGGACCAAACTTAAAACTTCATTTGATACTATTTTAACTTCAGTATCAGATATATTTACTAATATAGGTTCTTATACTGATGACATATTTAATAATATAGGTAGCAGTATAGGTGATATTTTATCTTCATTAAGTTCTAGCGTTGGAGATATATTCAGTTCAATCGGTGGTTCACTTGGCGATATTATTGGAAGTATGGGTAATATGTTTGGTGGTGGAGGAGGGGGTGGTGGATTTGATTTAGGTACATTATTTGATTTAGGATCAATGTTCTTTATGGCAGAAGGTGGCGCTGTTAATGCAGGTACGCCTTATACAGTAGGAGAGCGTGGTAGAGAGCTGTTTATACCAAATTCCGATGGTACTATCGTACCGAACCAAGACTTGCAGTCTAAAGCGAATAGCTTCAACTTTACGATTATTGCTACTGATGTTAAAGGTGTTAAAGAATTATTATTAGATAATAGAGCAACTATCGTTAATATTATGAATCAAGCACTTAACAGCAAAGGAAGAAGTAATTTAGTATAATGAGTGGTACATTTCCTTTAACTCCAGCAACTAGAGCAGTATCAGTAAGTTCAAAACAAAATACTATTGTATCAACTACTGTATCTGGCAGACGACAAGCTAGACAAATAGACGGACAAAGATTCGGTTTAGTTTTACAATTTCCAGTTATGACAAGAGCAGAATTTGCACCTATTATGGCTTTTATTATGAAACAAAGATCACAATTAGAATCTTTTACTTATGTGCCAGAAACTATTTCAGATACTAGGGGTACAGCAACAACAGTAATATCAGTAGTAGGTTCTCATACTGCTGGTGATACTACAATCGCAGTAGATGGAATGGGAAATAATTTAACTGGTGTTTTAAAAGCTGGTGACTTTGTAAGATTTACTGGACAAACAAAAGTTTATATGGTTGTAGAAGATTTATCATCTAATGGTTCTGGTGCAGGAACGTTAACTATTGAACCACCATTAAGGTCAAACCTATCTGATAATACAGTTTTAATTTATAACAATGTAGATTTTACAGTAGGACTTACAAACGATATTCAAGAATTTGCAGTAGGCACAGAAAACTATTTCCAATACGAAGTTGATCTTATAGAGGTATTGTAATGCCTAGATCATTAAACGCCAATTTAATTACAGAACTTGCAACAAATAAACTTAATCCAGTAGAACTTGTTTATCTAGGAGTAAGCACAGGATTTTATTTTACAGATCACTATAAAGATATTTCTTTTGATGGAAACAGTTATATTTCCTCATCATTATTTTTAGGTAGTTCTGAATCAGCAGAATCTTCAGAAGTATCAGTAAGCAATTTAGTAGTTAAGTTTGGTGGCGCTGACCAAACTATAATCTCTTTATTTCTTAACAATGATTATATGGATAAGAGGGCTTGGGTATATAGAGGTTTTTTAGATGAGAACCAAGCATTAATAAATTATCCATTTTTATTATTTGATGGAAGAATTGAAAATCTAAGTATTGAAGAAGATAATAATAATTCTACTGTATCTATTTCTATTGCTTCACATTGGGCAGACTTTGATAAAATCAAAGGAAGAAAAACTAATACTAATTCACAAGCATTACATTTTCCAACAGATGTAGGATTTGATTATGCTTCACAAACTGCAAAGGATATTAAATGGGGCAAAGCATAAATGATCTTTACAAAATTATACATTTATACAGACAGTTCCCAAGATACGATAAAATGAAATATCAAGATTTAGTAAATATGATTTTGCCTTCTTTTAATTTAGAACAATACCAACTTCACCAAGTTAATGGAGAAGTTATTGGATTTACTAATTGGGCGTATCTAAGTGATGAAGTAGAAAAAAGATTTATGACTACTGGTAGATTAAAAACTAATGAATGGAAATCAGGTAATAATATTTGGCATATTGAAACAGTTGCTAAAAGTAATTTAAGAGCAATAATGAATTGGACAAAAGAATATTTTAGAAATGTATTAGAGGTAGACCAACCTTTAAAATGGTTAAGGATAGCTGATGATTCAACTATTTATAGAAGATCTATGAAATTTAAAAGGGAGTTCCATAATGGGCTTTGATCCAGTAACAGCATTTGTTGTTCAACTTGTAGTCACAACAGCAATCTCTTGGGTTTTAAAACCTGATCCACCAAAGAGAAATGTCCAACAACAAGAAACAGCACAAGGAATTTTAGTTAATAAAGCATCAAACAATAGTGCCATTCCAGTAGTTTATGGAAGAAGGCAAGTTGGTATCGCTAGAGTATTTGTTGAATCTTCTGGTTCAAATAATCAATATCTTTATATGGCAGGAGTTCTTTGCGAAGGTGGTGGTAATGGAATTGAATCAGTAGATGAAATTTATGTTAATGATAAACTGGTAGTTTGGTCAGGTGCATTAACTGATGGAACAGTACGAACAGTAAATAGTTCAGATACTAATTTTTATAAAGATGGAAGTTTAATATCAGTTCAAGCATTTTATGGATTAGACAATCAATCAGTTTCATCAATACTAGATGAATCTACTAACTGGGGAAGCAATCATAAATTATCAGGTGTTGCTTATTTAGCTTTTAAATTTACTTGGAATCAAGACGCATTTAGTTCACTACCAGAAGTTAAAGTAGTTCTCAAAGGTAAAAAAATTTATGATCCTAGATTAGATTCTACAAAGGGTGGTTCTGGTTCACACAGACAAGATACAGCTTCTACTTGGACATATTCACCCAATTCAGCTTTATGTCTTTTAGATTATTTAAGAAATACTAGATATGGAAAAGGTTTGCCAAATTCATCATTTGAAACTAATTATGATTCTTTTAAAACAAGTGCAAATATTTGTGAAACACAAGTTACTCCATATACTTCAGCACCATCAGATATAGATTTATTTGAAACAAATCTAGTTATAGATACAGAACAAAAAGTTATAGATAATGTTAGAGAATTATTAAATCCAATGAGAGCAATATTTACCTACACACAAGGTAAGTATTTTTTAATTATTGAGAATACTGGAACATCTTCATTAAGTTTAAATTCAGATAATATAATTGGTGGTATTAAAATATTTGGTGAAAAGAAAAACACTAAATACAATCGTGTTATAGGAACATTTGTTAATCCTGATAA